TCCGCCTGCGTTCGGTCATACACCCATTCCATCAGATAATCCCTACCTTCTCATCAGAATACAGCTCGCCGGAATAATACGCTTCTGATGTTATTTTATAATATCCACGGCATTTTGCCGTACCCACAAATCCACCTGTAAGGTCAACGCTAAAGGATTCTATACAGGCGACAAAATTTCCGTGCATTTGCAAGGTATTTTCAATCTCCGCCCAGTCCCCTGCTTTTTCCTCTGCGGACAAATGGCGTGTCTGGATGATCTGCTGGAGTTGGTAATAATCCAGGATATTGTCTGCAACCTTCTGTGCGCTTTCGTAATTTAAAAGCGTTCCGGAAAATGTTTTCGTGTTCCGCACTTCACCTGACTTTATATGCTCGATTCTGGACAGTGTAGCCAGCTCTGTACCAACATATTTGTGCCCCGTGATCGTGACCTCTGCACGTGCGTTTCCCGCGATTTCCAGCACAACATAGTACGGCATTTGTTTGACAATCCTCCCCGCAGATGCGCTCATGTTCGCTGCCGGGCTTGTGAGCTGAATTGTATGTATCCCCGGATCGTATGTGCCTTTCGTAATCTCGCTTTCCGCCGCGTCCAACACCCACGTTTTATATTTTACGCTTACGTCTGACACATAAGGATCTGCCTTTAACGTCGTGGAAAATTTCCGGCTGCGCGGAATCGTTGTCGATATTTTTCTGGTCGATTTTCGTATTTCGATTCCAGACCGGCGGGATGTGTTCATAATCGCAGCGCAAGCGAACAATACCTCACGCAGAGCTTTTTGACAGGTCTGGATTTTAAGCGTGCCATACAGGGGCGTTTTCGCCACCTCTTCCTCTACTGTATAATCTTCAATCCCTGCCGCTGTCATAATCTCTTCGATCACACTTCCCGCCGTTTCTCCGTCGTATATCCGCCCGTCTTTAAAATCCACATTAGCAAGCATCCCTTTGTAGTCAATCGCCGATATTTGTGTGACGTTTTTTGCGGTACTGTTAGATTCCATGAAAAACACGCCCAGCGGCATCTTCACGCCGTCAACGATTTCATAGGGTAACATTCTCTGCTTTTTCTGCAATGTTTTGTGCAACCCGTCGATTTTGCCAATATTAAAATCATCATCAGGGTCAACAAAGTCAAACGTGAGTTTGTCCGTTTTAATCTGATTACTGATAGGATCTGTGTCATTTACAAGCTTCGCGCTTTTTATGACATCGGGGCCCCAGATAAACGTTGTGCCATACTCGAGATAGTTTAACTTTACATTGTGCCACGGTAGGGCACGTACAAATCGGATTTCAATGCGTCCGTATTCCTCCACCTGGTTTTCGGCAAAATAATTCAGTTTGTCCGGAAAGAAACGTTTTTGCGATTTATATGTACCGCCGAGGTCGTACCATGTCACTTCCATCTCCAGCGGGAATGTTTCCGAAAAATGAAAAGTCAGCCCGATAGAGGTATGATTTTCGGTAAAATCTATTCTGATTACAGGCTGTTTTGTGAAAATTCCATCTGCGCCCGCTTGCACATCCGAAAAAAATGGGATGTCCGTCGGCGTGTCTGGCATTTCGCTAAGACTCCCATCCAACACGAAAAAATTATGTTCCAGTGTAGCGTATTTTGGTGGGCTGCCTTTTGACTTAAACAGCCCCATATCCCCAAAAGCAGCATTGCTCTCTGTGCTTTCTTTTGCATCAGGCAGAGCAGTCGTGTCATACAGATTGTATTCGACATAAAATTCTGTTTTCATCATGGTCTCCTTGCCGGTTCTTTCGCCGTAAACTTGCAGGTAAACCCTTTATAATCAGCGCTATCCTGTGTTATCTTCTCGTATTCATCAGAGACGCTGGATATATAAGCTGTGTATTCGTAATAACCAGGATCTGACGGCAGCGAAATAATATGGAATGGGACGGGCTCTGTAACCTTATCCCAGAAACGTTTATATGCGCCATCCGGGAACGAGCTGCTCTTCCCGACCGACATTGTGTAGTTAAAATACACGCCTATCAATTCACGCTGGAGCTCTCCCGTTTCAACTCTTTCGGCGAATTTGTCGAGGAAATCCGCGTTTCTTTTTATGGACACGATGGGGATGTTAAAATACTCCCCATCTATGTATATGCCGCGTGTAAAAATCATCCTCCGATCACCTCCAGATCATATCCTTGCCTGCTTGCTTCCGATAAGAAATCCTGCAGTGTAGCTTGCGCCAAATCTGTCCCGTTTACCTGCAAGACAATTTTCGCCGTTCTAAATCCGCCGCCGCTCTCTGCCATTACCTCCGATACAGCTTGTTTGATTGTGCCTATCGGCGCTTCGATGTTGGTCTGCCCTGCCCGCTGGTCGCCCAGAATCGCCAAGAACGGGTTGCCGCCACGGATTACCGAGCCAGATGCAAGCGCCGGGATATCTCGCAGGGTACGAGATGCAAAGCTTTCGCTTATGGCATACGGCTGCGTGGACATTGTTCGCGTATGCGATGATCCTCCACCAGTAAATATTCCGCCGAATATCTCCCCCACTTTTTCAAATCCACTTGCAAAAAAGTCTTTAACCGCCGAGATTGCAGCACGAATTTTATCTGTAAAATTCTGAATCAAATCAATAACCGGCTTGATAGTTTCTTCGACTTTGGATTTCACAGCTTCAAAAACTGTTTTTACACTCGTTTTGAAGTCATCAAATTTCTTGATAATCTCCGTCGATTTTTCCTTGACTTTGTTCATCTTTTCTTCAAATGTGCTTCTTACTTTTTCCCAAATCTCCACCGCTTTATCACGGATTTCTCCCCAGATTTCAAGGAAAAATTCTTTGATCGGTGTCCAAATTACCCCTGCAGTCTCTTTGATGGATTCCCAGGTTTCCGCGAAAAATAATTTGATATTTTCCCACACCGGCAATATATTTTCCAAAATTTCTGTCCAAAACTCATCCCACCATATCTTAAACTCGCTCCACTTTAACGAGGCATTTTCTGTGATTTCTGTAAATTTTTCGCCCAAGAATGTGCCAGCAGCTTCACAGAAATTAGAAAGGGATTCCATCATACCGTCAAATGCTTCAGATGCAATTTGAGCCATTTTTCTAGCTACTATAGTAATATCCCATGTTGACGGATCTGTTATTTTCCTCTGACGGGTCAAGTATTCTTCTGCCTTTGTCCCTAATTCCTCATAAGTCTTTCCAGCTTCATCACGAGCTTTTCGATTGTTTTCCTGCCATTTTGTAAACTCTTCATCATTTCCGCCAAGAGCTGCATATGCTGTATGAATCAAGCCGTTCAGTGTCTCTGAAATGATGTCGCCCACATCCTTCAAAAGCGTTGCCCAATCAATTCCTACCAAAAAGTCGCGGATTGCAATACCAACTTCATCCCATTCGATTTCTTCCAATCCCGCCTTTATCATTTCGAGAATAGATGTAGCTACTTTTGAAAACGCCTCGCCTGCCGCTTTCCAGTCAATATTTTTTACAGTTTTGGAAATCTGTTGACCTATATTGGCCCCAATAGCCTCCCAGTCTGCGGTTGAAAAAAATGTGTACACGGTATCGACAAACGTATTGACTAAATTAGATATTGTATTTGAAACATTGTCCCAGTTAAACCAATCTGTAAACGAATTGATCGCATCTGCCAGCCCTTTAGCTCCTGTCACAAAGGTGTCATAAATAACATCCCAATCAATGCTTTCAAAAAAACCATTCAAGGTATCTGCAATAAAAGCACCTATCGAATCCCAGTGAATTGTATGCACAAATTCATTCAAGAACTCAAATGCGGTGTTGATAGCCTGTGCAAGCGTTGTACCAATCGAGTATCCAAGACCTTCAACCTCAATAAATCCGTTGATAAAGGTTGCTATACTGTGAGCAATTCTCCGAGCAGATTCTTTGATATCATCCCACGGGATATTATCCAGAGCTTCTTTCAGCTTTTCCCCCAAGAACTTACCAAGCTCATAGAAGTCACTGTTTTCCCACATTTCTTTTAACCAATCGGCTATTTTCAACCATTTATTATCTATTGGTACTTCTTCAAATCCTCCATCAGCACCCGCACCTCCACCGCCGCCGGAATTGTTCTGCTTTTGCAGCACATCCAGGTCATCAAATTTTGCCAAAGCTCCGGCCGCCTTTTTTGCCGCCTCTGCTGTTCCATTCAGGGAATCGTTATAGGAATCCTGTATCTTTTTCGCTCGGATGAATGTGCTTTTCCCGCCGAGGATGGCAATAAGCTGCGCCACGTATGTTATCGCCCGCGTTATCCCGTTTATAAGCGCATTTAGATACGGAATTGCTATCTGGACAATCGGTGCAAAGGCAGCTGCAAGCGCATTTCCAAGCGTAACCAGGGAATTTTTTAGCGTCTGAAATGAATTTGCCAACGGCTCAGAATATTTTGCAAGGTTTGAGAATCCCTTTTGCATTCCGGACACCATCGCATTAAATGCTTTTGTTATCCAGTTAAATACCAAAAGCGATAACGCGATACCTTTCAACCTTGACGCAAATGTGCTGAACATCCCTGCACTTTTCTTTGATGAGAATGCGATTCCTTTTAGCCTTGACGCAAGGGCGCTGAACAGCCCCGCGATTTTTTTCGCGCCGGACGAGGCTGTTTTAAATGCTTTATCGGCAGAATTCTTCATCCGGTCAAATTCTTTTTTGATGGGCTTCTGCTTCGCGTTAAGTTCTGCCATCCTGCGCTTTGAAACATCTATGTTTCCGGCAAGCTGAGACGCTTTTGCAGACATTTTTTGAAACTCTTCCGTGTCTTTCGGGGATACAAACGCAGCGCCGGATGCTTTCTCCGCGTTTATTTTTGCCTTGATTTCATCTACTTTTTGAGCCGCTTCATCCAGTTGAGCCTTGTCCACCTTCGGGGTATACGCCTTTCCACTGTTCTCCATCTGCTGAAGCTTTTCTTTCAGATCATCTACACGGTCGGATGCGGCTGCAACCTGTTCATTTAGTACGTCCCATGCGCCGCCGGTTTGAGGTACCCCCATGTTTTCCCAGTCTGTCTGACGTGCTACAAGCTTAGACAGCTCTCCTTGCGCCGCAACGAGGTCTTTCTGTAAAGCTTTATACTCAGACGTTGCCGCCCCCTTTTGTGACATACGGGCCTGCAGTTTTGAATACTCGGATTCTGCCTTTTCTAACTCTCTTTGTAATTCTGCAAATTTTTCTGTCGGGATTTTCTTTTGCGAAAATTCTTCCATTTTGCGATTGAGAGAATCTAAAGCCGCGCTGTCTTTTTTTATGGCATTAGACACGCGCATCATCTGGCTGTTTAAATCTTTTGTTTCAATTTTTGTGTTTATCCGTATCGAACCGTCATATTTCGGCATATCAGCCTCCTACCTTGATCCATTTCATAAAAGCGTCAACGTCTTCCTGTTCCTCTTCTGTCAGTTCCTCTTCCCGCTCTATTGCAAATATTTGTTTCTGCTCCTGCAATGCCTGTTTTGCACGCGTGTCCATCTTAGGGTCTATTTTCTGCTGCCGGATGGCTATGACGTTCGTGTATGCGCATTCACCGAGCGTGGACAGCAGTCCCATGAACGCCCAGTAGTGCATGTCAGACCGGTTCAGGTCGATTCCGTACTTCTCCAGAAATGCTGAATAGATGCGCCACTGGTCTATGTCAAAATCTGTTACCGGAACTTTGTCCTCATCCTTCGGGCGGTTGTCGGTATACCACCCGCTCAGAAACCACCTAAGGCCATCCACGGCAGTTTTTAAATCGGGTAAAGAAGAAGGGCTGCCGTCCCCATCCTCTGACGGATACAGCAGCCCCAGCGCTACAGCCAACCTTTCATCGTCTGACAGGTCCGGATCTTGCAAAGCCTGTGAAATCTGGATCCCTGTCTGGAAGGCTTCGTCTATGCGGAAACCCTCATATTCTGTTGGGAATTTATCAAGCAGCACATTCCACATTTAATTGCTTCGCGCCCCTTTCCTGTTCGAACTGTATTTGCTTGTGATTTTCTGATTTCGTTCAGTGGCGAAGCCCTGAAGAATCGGTATGATCTGGTCTAAAAAGTCCGCGATAAGCTCCATTCCCGGGGATTCCACGTCAGGGAACACCTTTTTGCAACACCCGCTCCCAAACAGAGAATCCAACTCAGCGCAGGCCTCTTTGCATAAAGCGTCATACGCTCCGAAGCGTTCCGTGAAATCACCGGAAGAATCATTAGCAATCCTATCGGCTTCCTCGTTTTTTGCATTCAGCCATGCCACAAAATCGTCAAAACGCTTAAAAAAACTGTTGTCAGAGATGTTGACCGCAATATAATCGCCGTTGTCGTTGACCTCAATGCGTTTGACGCCACTGTCTACTCGTAAACTTGCTGCTCCCATCTTGTCCTCCTTATTCCGTTAAAGCCCTTTCAGACGCGGGCGTCGCTGTGAATTTTCTTGTGGTTACGTTAAACGTTCCAGCTTCTCCGTCACCTCTGCCACCCAGAGTCAGTGTATCTGTCACGTTTGACCCTGCATCGCCACCTGTGCCACCTACACTCACAACGCAGCGACGGCGGACTGCCGGATATTCAGGTCCAGCGCCGGAAACTCTCACGCGGACATAGGATGTTATGGCATCAGCTCCGACGGGCAGCGTGTCTATCATCTTGTTAAACCAGTCTGTAAGATCCTGATCCTCTTCGTCTACGTTCTGCCTTTCAACTTCGATGGACGGCGTATAGGATTTAAGGTCCGTAGATCCGTTTTCCTGATTGATGTACTGTACCGTCTCCGTCTCGGGGTTCATTTCCTCCGTTAAAGAGGTAATACCCGTTCCCAGAAGCCGGTAGTCTGCCGCTGTCCCCTCAGAGGTCGTGTCCATTTTTACATCGACAAAATGTCTCAACAAATGTCTTTTCATTGCTTTTTTCCTTTCTTAAATTTCAGGCTCGATAACATTTTTATAAAAAACCGTAACCGGTAGAACCCAGTCCTGCACGCCATTCTCCTGCGGCTGTGTCCCATATGCGTTCCCGCGTGTTACCCGCTCAACCCTCCGCCCTGCGGTCAGATCTGGGTATATCGCTTTTTCGTACTCTTTCCCTTCAATCCCGGAGGGTTCGTGGCAAAGCCAGCGACCCAGCGTATCCAGGAATTCCAGAATAGTAATTTTCTGTCGTTCCCTTGCTCCCGTGGTCGAACGGTATACTACAAAGCAGGGATACCGGCATTCCTGATATATCCGCCCGAGTATATCTTCTTTTTCTGTATACACCAGCGCCCCGGAATCATTGGAAAACGCAATGCCATCCTCAGACCCGAGCTCTTCGAATTTAATTACTTCATCCGGATACAGCCCCGGAAACTGGTTAAGCAGCGACTTCATTGCCGCCGTCAAAACATCATAGCCGGTAGCATCATTCCCGATAGGTTCAGCCATTTTCCTCCACCTACTTCCCTAAGATTTCAAAATGCGGAATTATCGCATATGGTCCGCCCACTGACGATATAAGATAAACAAAATCCTTTTCGGTATTCATAAACGCGTAAAACCCTTCATATCGCCTGTCCGTATAATCTGCATCGTTCACAGGACTGTCCCCGTCCCATGCTCCTACCATAAAAAAATCTGTAGACGGATTAAATGTAATGCTGTCGGGCAACAAATCGTTGACCTGTCTGTTCCATTCCTTCGGCGGAAGCCACGGCAATTCTTTTCCGACGGTATCAACAACAATTTTTCTCCCGTTCTTGACCCCGAACGGGATATGTAACTGTGCGTTATCTGTACTGTCTGGACCGTACAGCTTCATAATCTGCCCCCGGTCAGTCTCCAGATGCACGCCGGAAAGCACATGAGGATACCAGATGGCGGCGGTGCTGGATTCGTAAAAATTGAATATTGTCACTATCGCATCATTCATCGGTATCCCTCATTTCACAAAGAGCTTCGTTAAATTTATCCGTAAACGCCCGGATTCTCACGATATTTCCCATGCATTCCTCTGGCACAGAACCGTAAAAGATGATCGTCTCCGGCTGCAACCGCCTCACCATTTCTTCATACCCTGCCAAAAACAGCGCCTTTTTTTCCTTGCTGTTCATGCAGCCAACAGAAGATACCGCCACCGTTCCACCCTCTGGCTCCCCATCGAAACACCAGTCATAAGAATCCGGTGTACTCCATGAGATGGTTGGGATAACTTGTATTCCTGCCTCCTGCATATACGCCGCACACCAGTGTTTGCGGTAGTGGTTGTATATCTGCATGACCTTAGGAAAATCTGTATAGGTAGAGAAATCCGGAGACATTACATAGCGGAATCTTTGAAGCATCGGGATATACCGGTCTATGTTTGACCACAGGCGGCAAAACTGGTAATCATCCAAAAAGAAATGAACGCCTTTTCCCTCGCAATCCTTTGTACTCTTTGCATAATTGAATCCGATCCAGTCACAACCGCCCTCATAGGCTACTGGCTCTATCTGCGGTATGCCATATTCACCCACGCCGTCAAATAGCCGGCGCTCCAGATTTTCATAATTACGGCAGTTTCTGTAATTCATTATGAATACCAATACTTTCCACGTTTTGATTTCCTATAATACCGTTTTCCGTCAACTGTAATTTCCAATTTTCCAGAATTGGCGGCTGATGTTAGAGCCGATGCAAGCTCCCGCTCTTTTCTCGCCTTTACATTCTTATCGGATTTGTTTCGCAATTCTTTCATATAGGAATCTATAGAGCCTCTTACATCTGCAGCTTTGCCCGCTAAACTTCCGCTTCTTTGTCCATGTGTAAGCCTCGCAGGGCCGCTTACATATGGATTTACAGCAGCCGCGGCAGCTTTTAATGCTGCGGTTGAAAGCTTTGCCATTTCGTCAATAGCGTCTTTTTTTCTTGACTAGACAGTTCAAAATTGTTTATTTCCTTAGAATTGCTTAAAAACATTCTTTTTATAATGTCTCCCATGTCCGTAATAGAAGCATCATTTGCCCGTCTAATATCGTCTTGATTTAAGAATTTGAATATGCTCATACTTCTTCCGCCATATTCAAGTTTTGTTCCCGAAACCAGACCGCCTGCTGCACCACGCCCGCCCATAAAATCACGCTTTCTTTGCCTGCTTGTATACCTGGTTTACTCCTGTGGCCGCCAACCCGGACACCATGCCCACCGCCGCAGCATTGATATAGTCCGTCGCCGGGAAGTCCGGCATGATGTTCATTCCCAGCGCACCCAGAAGGCCGCCGCATACCGCCATAATGACCGGAATCCACTCATCCGGGATTTTCTGCGCCGCCTTACAGCCCAGACCGATAACATAGCAGATAGCCACGATGGCCACACAAGTTCCTAATGTCGTAATGTCCATGAGTTAATCCTCCTGTTTAACCACAATCTTTTTGCATAAAGCTAAAAATTTATTGTTACCCATTTCTACCTTATTCCCGCGTACAACAACGGTACGCCATCATCATTTTTCACTCCTGCCAGATAAAGCATTGCCGCATCTGCCAGAAGCTTGTTCGTCTCCTGTGCATCCCCGGCCGCCTGGTAGACCGCGCTCCATGCCTTTGCGCCGTTTGCCATTTCAGACGGGGAGGCGTAGGAAACTGATTCAGAACCGGCAGACTTGGAAGTAATTACTCCCGAAGTAACACCGCCAGCCCCGCCGGAAGATGTTCCCCCAGCGGAATACAGCGCTTTCTTCTCTGCCAGCTCCAGTTGATATAATTTGTCACAGACCGCGCAAACGGCTTTCTGAACCTTTGTTTTCGCTCGTTCATTGTCTGGGAGCCCGTCCACCAGGCGGTCAAAGGTTATGACGTCCAGAAAGTCACTGGCGCGGTCTGCGATACGATCAAAGTCCTCCGCCGGGACGACATTCCCGTGGTAGATCTGTTCATAAAATGTAAATGTCGTGTATGCCATCCCGTCGGCCTCCTTATCTCCTACTCTTCCGTCTTGTTTCCCCGGAAAGCGGTTCGCCGTCAGTATTCAGGGGTGTACTGGCGGCCATCAACCCCCCGCATTTACGGTGATTTTCGCGATACCATCCAGATATTCCGCAAACAGCACAAGGCCGGTGATCGCAAACGCTTCAGACACGGCGGTGTTGTAGTTGCCCTGTGTGTGGAAACCGATCAGATTCGTTTCTCCGCTGGTCGTGTACACAAGTCCTGCCTTCGCGAAGTCGCTGTCGTTGGGGTCGATGTAATACATCACGATGTTTTCCACCGGTGTAGCGATTACCGTATCAGCCGGAATCTCGCTGTCAGAAAGGAGGAAAATTGTATTGAACCCCATAAAATCCTTCAGGTACTGGAAGCCGAACTGATTCTGGATGGTGATGTTCGCTGCTCCGAGATACTTGTACACGTCAAGGATGTTCACAAAACCGACAACCCCGGTGATGTTCCGGTGCATCTGCTTAAACTTGTTCTCAACCTTGCCCTTTGCCATCGCAAGTGCCATCTGGAAGGTTGTTTCCTCGGACGTGAGCGTTCCGGTTTTCAGATAGTCGTAAAACTTCTTTGTCACGCCCGCCTGAAGCTGATAGAGGAACTCGTCGTCAGTCATCTGGACAGCGTTGTCATAACCGTGTTCTTTGATTGCTTCAATCGAAACGGCCTTCGCGTACTTCTCGATGGTCATTTCCTGATACTTCTTTTCCTTTACGGTAAATTTGCTATACGGGATATCCTCGCCTTCGCCTACCGCACCATCCTCGAGCGTCCCCTCCGCATATTTACTTTTCAGCACTGCGCCGGGCTGCTTCTTTATGGGGCGCATGATCCCCAAGATGTCCCGCAGATGCTGCCAGTTGCGCTCGAATCTGGTTACAAAATCCAGCTCTCTTGCGGTTACCTGGACATCCGCTGTTTTAATCAAATTTGCTTTTGCTGGCATATTAGCCCTCCTGCTTTAATTAAATAAACTCATGTTCGCAGCAATTGCAGCCTGACGCTCAGAAGCATCCTTGATGCTCATAATCTGGTCTTTCGTCAGCGCGCCGCCCTGCCCCTGCTTGTTTGTCGGCTGTGTAAAGCGTGCCTGATTCTGCTGTGCTTTCTGCTGCTCATCGTCAACAAATGCCGAAGCGTCCTTTTCCTTCATCTGGGTTATGAGGTCATTCAGTCCGAGGATTTTCCCGTCTTTCAGTTTTAATCCGGCCTCCTTGACTTCTGCCATAATTGCGCGCTTTGCCGCTTCGCTCGAGAATTTAATTCCTTCAAACTCCGTTTTCAGAGCGTCCGTGAAATCTCTCTCATACAGCTGCGCCTGTGCGTTTTTCTCGGCATCCTCGGCCTTTTTCTTCCAATCAGCCAAATCCTTCTGCATTGTTTCAAGGTCAACGCCCTCGAAGCCTTTCAGGGTGCTTTCTGCCGTCTCAGCTTTTTCTTTCCACGTGTCCCGGTCAGTCTCAGCCTTTCCCAGCTTCTTTTCATGTTCAGCTTTCGTGACGTAATTTTCCGCCACCTTTTTCGTAAGGCTTTCCTTTTTGTCCGCCGAGACCTCAATTCCCAGTTCTGTCAAAATTGCTTCAATATTCTGCATCTTTATCCTCCTAAACGTGATTGATTAACCGCCCGTCAGCGGTATGGATTAAGCCCGATAAACCACAGGCGGGGTAGTTGTGGGAAGGGGAATTGAACCCATGACACACGGCTTATAAGGCCGCTTCTCTACCTCCTGAGCTATCCCACAAAGCGCCCGGGGTAGCGAACCGGGCGAAAAGCGTAATGATCGGCGCTGTCTTAACAATGCACCTATACCGTGCGCCGGGGCTTGAACCCGGCTGCTTCCATGCACGGTGGCAAAAACAAAGAAAGATGGGATGGATTTTCCTGCAATTACGATTTACAGGATTGCACACAGACGGAGTCGAACCGCATTTTCAACCTTCCCGCAAGGCTGTGTGCTGTAAAGGAGGAAATACAAATACAAAAAAGAGCCAGCAATCTGTAAGAAATCCTTACAAATCACTGGCTCTGCGTCTGGCGTCTGGCACTTAACGGACGATAGGCTCTGCCTTTCCGTTTTCAATATTCACGAGGCTGGTCGTTTTACATTTCGGGCAAAACACCGGAAGATTATGCGCTGTCGTATCCTTGCGGAATGCTGACCGCGTTTTATTATTACAGACAGGACAGTATACCCTTTTGATCTCCATAATGATCATTCCTTTCCATAGCCTTTAATACATTTTACCAAACAAAAAAAACTATGGCGTACCCATGTTTAAAGCAAAAGCGGCAAGTTTCCTCGCCGCCTTTACTCACATCATCTTTCGTAATTTTTCGATATACCGCGAAATGGTCTCCCTCTCTTCTCGGCAGTCTGCATCTTTTGACAGATCTCCCAGCTCTTCCGTCAGTGCATCCATATGCTCTTCCAGAGCGGCCAGCATACGCCGCTTGCAATCCTCAGACTTGCCGTTGCGATAAGACTGCTTGTTTTCCATGTAATCATCATAAGGGTCATTGTTTCCGTTTCCACGGCTATAGTGCCCCTTTACATAGTGCTCCCCACGTCGCGCATAGGAGGATCCATCGTCATAAGCCGTCATGCTCATTCCGTCATCCCTGCTGTATCTCCCACGGCTGTCGCGTTTCCGCCTCTCGCTGTACTCTCCATTCTGGCTATATCCGCCTTCCATTTCGTCAAGGACGGCGTTATAATAACCCTCTTTGCACTTCCAGTATTCCAAATTTTCCATGTCTTTCAACATGTCTATCAATTTGTATGCGGTCTCTAGATTGCCCGTGTTCAGACCTTTTTCCGCGATTTTATCCAGTTCTTCCCGGATGTTCTGCATCAATTTGTAACTCATGGCCTGCCCTCCTTAACCGCAAACCCGAACAGCTGTTATATTCGGGTTGTCTACTAACACAGGAATTGTCCCTGCGTTTTTGATGGAAACGTTTTCACAGCATCCACAGAACACATCGACGTATGTCTGGGACGATGTGTTAAAATACTGCTCTACTGCCGCAGGGGTGGCACGCATCACCGTGCCGCCGAGGATTTCCCCATCTCTGGCAATTCCCAGCGCCACTTCTCCTACCGTTTCCCCAGTCGGTACTGCGACGTTCCCGGAAAATGTGATCAGATATCTACCGGGCTTTACAAGCGTTATCTGCGCGCTTCCAGCCCTGTGTCTTTCTGCGCATCCGCCCTTTGTTGCCACTGCCGAAAACGGGATGGACTGCCCTACTGGGACCGTGACCGGCGTTGTGTTTACTAACTCAATCATTTTATTCTCCCTTCATTTCAAAAGGGGCAGACGTTCTCAGCCTGCCCCTTTTTGTGAATAACGGCATCAGCCGAACATCATGGCAAAATAATGCCACGAAGATACTCCGTCTGAAGTTTTAACATCCGCATCCCGTGTTGCCTCCGTAGCCACATCCGGTGCCAAAGCTAAAGCCTGTCGGGTTTACGATGGATGTGTACGGGGACATTACCGGATAAGACGGAACGGGTGTAGGTCTCAAAGCATTTAAGATGCTGTTTGTCTGTGCGTTGTTAGACAGCTGGAGCTGTGCGGACTGTAACTCGGTCTGCAGAGACTGTATCTTGTCCTGCGTAAACAGGTCGATGATGCGCTGTGTTCCGGCGTTCTGCGCGTCAATTACATCGCGGAATCCGTTGTTTACGGTATTCTGGAGGATGTTTGTCTGGGCTGCCATGTTGTAGTTTACGCCAGCAATGGCCTCGCGGACATTGCAGCAGCACTGCTGCGTCTGATAGCCCAGGTTCGACAGGTTGGCGTTTACGCCAGCAAAGCCGTTGCAAAGCTGGCCGGAAAGGTTCTGGATCCCGTTTTCGATTCCCTGCGTGGAAAGCGCTGCGTCGATATCGGCACGGGTTGCATAACCCTGAAATGCAGGAGAATTTGCTCCTCCACCATTTCCGCCCCAGCCGCCGAAGCCGCCCCAGCCAAACATACCGAAAATCAGGAAAAGGATAATCCATGCACCCCAATCTCCGCCGAAGCCGTCATTTTTTCCTGTGCCGCCGGTTAATACGGCAACATCAGAAGCGGTTAAACCGTCTGTCATAGTAATTATCTCCTTCGATAATGTATTTACAAAACCGTGTGCACCCGGTTGTGTACTATTTAAAAAAGCCTTTAAACATACCCTGCATCTGCTGCGCCATCTGCTGGGCTTGATTTAACTGTTGCTGGTTTATTTTGCCAGACTGCAACAGCCTGTTAATCTCTTCATTCGGATTCCTGCCCTCCATCTCTTTCCGGAATTGTTGGAACTGTTCCAGCATTCCGGCCATTCTATTACCATTCAGGGCCTCAAACAAGGGATTCGCCATGTCTGCCTCCTTCCGGCTTTGTTGCCGTTTCGAGATAACTATATAATTCTTCATATTTGCTTCTCAAATCGTCGTATTCTTTCCGAGTAACATATTTATCATCTAAGTTCACTTCCGCCTGTTTCTGTGGCTCTTTCGCGCCCACCGTGACCTCTTTGTAAGCAAAGGTGCGGAGCGTCGGCATCCCGGCGGCATCGGTAGTCTTTATATAAAAATTAGAGTTTTCGGAGTCCATCAAAAGGACGCTTGTATTTGGAGCGACAAGATAAGATTTAGCTCCAGCCTCGCCCTGCACCCACAGGATCCCCTGATTTACCTGCTGCATCTGCTGTGGCTGCTGATACTGAGCCTGCATCTGCGCCAGCCTGTCCATCTGCGGCTGTAGCGGATTTACTTGTCCATACTGATACGGGTTATAGCCGTATCCTTGATATGGTAATGCCATGCCTGCGCCTCCTATGACTAATTCAATGACTTTCTATAGCTAAATTATGGCATAAAAAATAAGCCTCTGACAGTCCATCAAAGGCTTACAAAAGTATCAAATCAACATACCCGTATTATCTTTTTGTTTATTCGCTGGCTCATTCTTTTCACGGTGGACACACTCACGTTCATCATCTCCGCACATCTTTCCAGCGGAATATTCTGCGCCCGTAATTCAAAAAGCCGCCGTTCCTCAGGTGTAAAATTGCAGTATTTGCGAAAAAAATCCAATTCAAACACTGTAAAATCGTATACCTTCAAGATTACTCCCCTTATTGCGTCCGCGCCAGATAAGATATAAGCTTTCCCCTCGTTTCTTTTAACTGCTCAACATTGTTCCCTGATATCTGGCTGTTAAGCATCGTTACCAATGTCTCCATGATTAGGCTGTCCCGCTCCCTAATCTCATGCATCGTTTCAAAGTCTCGCTTGTCATGCTCTTCAAGGACTTTTACCCGCGTGGTGAGCTTAATCGCGGGGGATATCCATTTATGTATCACAGCCACAGCGCCCCTATCACCGAAATGCCGCCGCACACAGCAAGAATAGCCTGTATCGTTTCCATAGTGCCTATCTCCTTATTTCTCCCAGTAGTATATCGGTATCTCCTGACCGCTGTCCCATGTGTCCCAGTAATGTCCATCTTTGACGCACACCACATGGCCGTCTATCCCGAGCACATACGTCCCTGCTGGATGGTCTCGGCAAAAATCATCTACCGTGTAAACATGCTGTCCGTGGTCGTCTACGATATACCGGCGGAATCCGTTCTCGCGCAGATACGCGCCCCAGACTCTATTAGCACTTGGCATGTCAGACAACGAAAAACCATACACGGACAAACCTACATAAACTGTATCCCAATCTTGCCCTAAAGCCTTGCACAATGCGCGCACAGTGCAATCCCCTACTCTTTGCCATTTCGAGGGGTTTGGATTGTAATATTCAAATCGGTTCGTTCTCCGCATATCTTTTTGCCCCTTTATTTGCTGCCTTTTGCTGCGGGTATCCAAATCCCGCTAATGCATTCCGATCATACTGCGGCTGTAATCCATGTTCTTCGCAATACTGGTTATAAGCCCTGTTCTGTCCCTGCAATCGGTAAGCCAGCTTATCATATTCCTGCTGGAGCTTTTCCCGTTCCGCGCCGGACGCCCATGCAAGCTCTTCCTGTTTTACTATCAACTGTCGTTTCGTCTTTCGGATTCCGCGCTCCATAGCTCGCTGCTTCTGGCTGTCCTCATACCGTTTTAGATTCTCAGCATCGGTAATTTTATTTCCGCTTCCATCCAGCAGATTTCCTTCTGCGTCCCTCCACGGATTCCGCATCCGCTTGTCAAACAGCATATGCCCGTGACGACAGTTATAGCCATGCATCCCTCTCATATCCACAACCCTGCCTTCTCCCGTGGTTAGATCAATATCATACCCCGTCGATTCCAGCAGGTTCGGATATCCAGGCTCGCTTCCGTCAATTTTAAATACACGGCCCTGCCATTCGTCATGACCTGCAAGCAAGGGCTGCCCGTCGCGCCTTACTCTTGCCCCGAGGTGCGCCGAGGTTAACACATACTCTGTTCCGCTGTCCACGATATACCTGTTTGTCAGCTGCGCCGCTGTCTGGTTCATTGACGTCACTACACAGCATCGTACCGCAGATTCCAGCGTCCTTCGCGTCCCTGTCGGGTAATCCACCATAACGCCGCGTCCCGCATACGCATCCAGCACATCCGCTATGGCTGCGGGATAGCTTTGCACTCCGCTTGCTACCCTTACATCGGCTTCGTCGAGCAGCGACACAAGGTCTTTTTGGCTTTGTTCCAGCGTCGTCCTTGTGAGGTTCTTCAACTCCGCCCGGCTTTTTATGTACTCTGCTTCAATAACAGCCATATATCGTGCATTTTCAAGCGGAGACTGCGCCGCGATACCCATTTCTGACAGTGTAACCGCATCATCTTCCCACGATGTCAGCACGGCACCACGCAGGAGCTTCCGCAGTTCTTTTTCGCTCAGGTCTGTCAGTTCCATGATACGCCGCTGTATCTCATCCCGGCTTTCCCCCAACTGCTCCAGCCTGTACAGCAACCTGTCCGCCGTGGCTGTGATTTTCCCGGATTTTAAAATCCTTCTGGCGATATCCCGCAGGATAAAGTTTTCCAGCCGTTCATAGAGTTCTAATATCCGGTCAGCTTTCCCTTCAAAATACTCTGGTCTCAGCATCACTCTTTCCCCACCGTTTTTCTCACAAGATTCAGCCAGTCGTCTTTATGCCGCCTTTTGGCTTCCTCGAACCATTCAGACGTTGTTCCCGGCTCGTGATATTTAATCCGTCTCTGCGTCGGGCTTTTGCTGGGAGGGGATGTCCACCCTATGATGTTCCCCTCTGCGTCTTTAAGCGGGATATTCGGACCGTACACAACGCCCTTGTACAAATAATGAGCATATGGCGTGTCATACTCAACGATGCCGCCGTATACCCCGTCTGGATATCTTACACTGTTTCTTAGTGCACCCTGCCGGAATGGAACGAAGGGGGCGCTGTCCGCCACTACCTGCATATTCAAAAGCTTCTGGGCTTCCAGCAGATTATCGTCTATGCGGGACGTATCGAGCTTAATCTCCACGTCCCCAACTTTCGTATCCAGTTCCATTCTACCACCTCCCGCATTTTATGGCGTACCCTTATTTCATCTTTGCGTATCCCACGCTCATCCCCGCTTCCGCATCGTTTGCCACGGTCGTTGTTGGGCTGTAGGTTCGCAGGGCTTTATAAGTGGCAAGCTGCTCTGTGGTAAGAGGTTTTTCGATCGGTGTTTCAAGCTGCCCTAAAAACGTCAATGGATTGGCTGAGTTTATAAAACCAAGAATCTGTTCTTTAGCCTCTTCTTTTGTAACATCTTCTTTGGGATGATAATAAAAAGTTGTTGAATTTAATGCCCATCCGGGAGCAATTCCCCAATTTGTATAAATACCATGTGAGATTAAACACTTAGTCGAACCATCCCTATATCTATTTACAAGGGCTCCAGAAATACGATATCTGTTTGGAACATCAGCGGTTTCTTCAAAATTTTCCCACTTTGCTTTTGGTGTTTCTGTTGCGACCCTCTGCACATACACTCCTTTTTTAAAATCCACCTCGTCGCATACCCACTGCTGCCCGTCTGCATCTGTGTAGTTTCCGCCGGATGATACCGGGATCCCAGAAAGACCGTTTGGTGTGGGAATGATGAGGGTCTGGGCGGGCTTGTAGGGTTCGTATGGCAAGGCGGTTGAGCCTGCGTTAATCATCGGATTAGACACTACTTCGTTATATGTCCCATTACTAATATAACAGTGATAAGTTGTTTCTTCATCAATTGTTAATATTCGATCAAATACGGAATCTTTAGATGCAATAATGTGCCATATAGCGCCACCTGTTAGACAATATACCCCAGGTTTTAACGTTATGTAAAAATTTCGGTTATTTGTACCAAAAGTTCCGTTTAAAACTACCTCTCCGGAATCGTTTATATGCAGAAGTCCTGCATCTATCTGTGTTTTTAATGCAGTGGAAGCATCAAACAGATTCGCGCCCAGTGTCTTAACCTCAATCTCGCCATCCTGCCCTACGCTTTCAATCTCCTGCGGGTACTCCTGTGACGGGGAGGGCTTGCCGCCGGTGTAAGGCTCGTAATTGGATGCAGTTGGATATCTTTTGGATATAATCGCCTTAACCTTGCCATCAAAGTCTTCTTTACATCTAAGAAATATCCGAAATTTATATCCAGCAATTACTTTAATTTTCGCAGCAGATCCATTTCTGGAAGATCCCAAAATTAAATATTCTCCATTTACAAATGTAACGACAAATAATTCCACATATTTGCCGTCTGAATAAATATAATATTCTCCCGGTGCTAATAACGGGAAATCGTCATATGCACTTTCAAACGCATAGCCTGGTCGTCCAACTGCATAGATATCGGTTTCTTTTTTGCCGGATAGCGCTATCCCATCTTCAAATACCTCAAAATTTATGCCCTTTTTCCCTACCTCAAACGGTAATAACTGTGCCCCAGTCGTGTTCATCTGCGTTGATTTGCCGTATAGGGTAAGGGATTCCAGCCCACGATTCCCCTTTGAATTTTCCAAGAGGGCGGGGTTGCCGGTAACGACTGTGAGCACAACGCTGTACGCATCGGCTACCAACACCAAGAAATGCTCCTCTCGTGTCACAGGTGGAAAGACTGTCCCCTCTCCGTTGGCAATCGCCGCCCAGTAGTATTCTAATCGTGTCACGGGTGCAGGGATGCTCCCGCCCCATACTCCTGCTACCTTTGCCATGTAATACTGCATTCTCGTGACGGGCTGCGGGGTATTGCCGGAATAATCCCCCGCCATAGTAGCAAGATAATATTCTTCAATAGTCACGGGCGCGGGCGTTTTGCCCTCATATGTCCCTGCAATCTTTGCAAGATAATACTCTTCCCTGGTTATCGGCTCCATCTTATTCCTCCCCGAACAGCCCCGTTTCCTTCGGCTGCGCTTCCGTCACCATTGCCTTTGCATCGTCCTCTGTCATGCCCTCAAATTTTACGAAATACATCCACGCGGGTACCTTGCCCTGCACAACATAGCTCCACCAGCGTGCCCTGTCCTCTTCGCGGTTGTAAGTGATGTCCCCGAAGTCGTATACCACTTCATAAACCCCGACAGGGGCAAGCGCGTACAGATCTGCATACACCGACATGGCATATATAGCATCATTCAGACAACTCTCCAACTTGTCCCGCACGTCCTTAATAAACTGGATGGTTCGCTGCTGCTCCGCTTCCACGCCCGTCGCTGTCTGGATGCCGCTCGCCTCGTTAAAGACAAAATAACCGTTCGAGAACCCGCATTTATACCCTATCTGCGACAAAAGAGCATTGATTCCGTCAAGGCGTGTGGCTGTATTAAGGTTCGGTACAATCTCCTGATAAAACTCTTCCGGGCTGTTGCCGAACACGTTTTTTACATAGTGCGGCAGCTTAACGTCTGGGATGCGCCCGTTAAGGTTCTTCCCGCTGTCAAACATCAGCCTGTCATCTGCAAGGATGATCTTCTCGCTGTCATATATCTCACCGGCGTTCCGGCTGTATGCGATGTCCAGGTCTTTCATTTCTTCGATTGCTTCCGCGTATATCGGCATTCCCAGCGGAGAGGAAAGGTCTACGTTGTTGGCAGCAGGGGTGCGGAACACTCCGTACATGGGGGAATCAAGTCTTTCGTTCCCGCCCTTGAGAATCGGCGGCGTTTCCTCCAGCAGATCAGCCCACTTTGTCTGCTCCAGCGGGATAGGATCGCCGAGGGATTCGCTGCTCTTTGATACATATGCCCTGTTGGATATCACATACGGGTATATCACGCCCGCCTCCGTCCTCGTCTCGACAAACCTATGATACTCCAAGCGTGTATAAAACTTTTCGTTAGCCGCATAGCTGTCTTTAAACACAACGCCCGTTATATTTCCGTTATCGTCCTGCTCCGTCACGAAAAAGTCCAGAGGGGTAAACATATCAAGCCCGCCGCCATTAGGCTTTACAATGATCGTGCCATAAGCACAGCCATACTCTACCCAATGACGCATGCTATAATAGGCTTTATCAATCTGCTCCTGCAACCACGCCCCGCGTGCGCCGCCGTCAACCTGGATTTTAATCCCCAGCGTGACGAGCCGCGCCGTCTCGGAGCATACCGCCTTTGCAAAATTGATAGTCTTTATCCGATTATCTGCGTCTAACCAGTACGGCGCACCACGGTAGATGTTGGCACACTCTGCAACCTTTGCCATCATCTGCGCAGACGTGGTATCCTTTACCCTAAAATCTTTCTCAGCCTGCTTTTTAAATATCATATTAAACCACCTTTTGACTGTCTGTATAATTCCCATCTTTGCAATACCCCTGTGCCGTGTATTTGCCATATTCCCGGCATTTTTCCGCTTGATGTATATTAAGCTGTGTTCCCTCTGCGGTTAAATTTAGGTTCAAATGCGTAACGTGTCGCATCGATCGAATGGTTGTTTGCATCCGGATAGCCGCTGATGATGTTGCCGTCCTTGTCCCGGTCGTATTCGTATTCTGTAAATTCTCGGTATACATTCGGTGTCCTGCGTTTGTCTATAACGATCTTTCGCCGCATAAGCCACTTCATTCCATATTCGACGCTACCTGGCCCTTTTATCGCCGGCCGCGCCGGAAGTCCCATGCTCCGGTAATCGCTTATTGATTTCGGTTCGGCGCTGTCGCAGGTTATGTGGTAGTCCGTATAACCTTTTTCTTTGATCCAGTTTGCCGTTATTTCATTCGATTCTTTATTGACGTAATGCTCGTCAATAAAAAAAATCGTCTCGCTGTCCGCGTCATAATAACACCTGACAAACGCATACGCATCCGGATACCACCCATAGTCAACGCCCTGGTAAATCGTATCCATCCGGGCTATTTCGTCGTCTGTGATCTCGCGCAACTCAAGAAGCTCAAATACGTTTCCACCTGTCCCGACTGCGTTCCCTAGATACTCATGGTCGTAGGCGCGCGGATTTGTGAGCCTTAAGTGCTCTGCGCTGTCAAAAAATTCATCTCCCAGCCACTCACGCGGCACACTTCTGTAGTCGCTTTTGTGGTTGTATGCCCGTCTATCTTCAATTTGCACATATTGATTTGTCCAGTTGTTCCGGTTGATCGGCGGGTTGAACGTTTTAAACACGACATAATTATGACCGCCACGCAGGACTGACTGCTCCGCCATTCGGATCTCTTCTGGCCCCTTAAAGATGTCCAGTTCCTCGAACCAGAGATACTTAAAAAATCCTGTGGCTGCCTTAATGGATTTTGTCTTTTGTGCCTTATCCAGACCTCTAAAGATGATCTTTTGCCCTGTTGGCAGGTAGGTAAATTGCATCGGGTTTACATTGCCGCGCCAATAATCTGACACGCCCAGCGCATCTATCCCCCACTGGATCTGGTTATAAACAGAATCCCGCAGCATTGCGGAAAATTTATGGAATACTGCCGCGTTTGCCTCCGGGTTTTGCATCATGCCAAGCGGGAGCTCTACAGACACAAAAGAGGACTTTCCTGATCCTCGTCCTCCGTAAAGGTTATAGTACTCGTGCCGTCCTTCTTTTATGTCCTTATGCACTTTGTAAAAAGCCGGAGCAATTAAGTCTGTAAGCTTTATCCTTGCTGCCTGCTGTACTTCCATTTATTCTTCCTGCTTTTCTGTTTCCGTGTCTGGGATATCGTCAACAATCGTGACCTTTCCGGACGCCTCGACCTCCATCTGGTCACGCTGTCCTAACCACTGCTTGCCTAACCAAATAGCCATTGTCGGATTCGTCTCTGCATGTTTGAACTGGAGTCTTCGCAGGCTTGCTTTGCCCTTCTGGCTCTTTTTTTTATAAGTCTCCGCAAATCCCTCTTTGTACGTCCTCACGCACCATCTTTCAATCGTGTCCTCGCTGCATCCGATAACTGCCGCAATCTCCGCAAGTGTGCATTGAATCGAACATAAGTTCTCGAATACTTTTTGATCAATTGGTATTCTTTTCCGTCCGCCCTTGTTTGCATTATCAGACATATATACTACCTCTTTTTTATTTATTGTTTGTTTTCAGTTAAATGCTCATCTTCTGCCTGACATTTTTTTAAGATGATCTCATTGTTATCCCCAATAAAAATTTGTAACGGATCTGATTCTTGGATGTTCAACCTTCTCCGTACATACCTTGGAATTCTTATTCTTCCAAGATCATCTAATATATACACTCTTCCTATTGCTTCCATTTCTCCTCCCGGGTTATTCTGCTATGCAAAAACATTATTTATTTAATAAAACAGCTTTTGCCCCTGTAAACTTTTCCCATCTGTCGACAATAACATCCACATACCGTGGGTCGTATTCCATAGAATAGCCGCGCCGTCCATTCTGTTCGCATGCCATAATGGTTGTCCCTGATCCGCCGAATAAGTCTAAGACTACATCCCCACCCTTTGTGTTATTCTTTATCTGGTAATCAAACAACGGGATCGGTTTCATAGTCGGGTGCATGTCATTTCGTGTGGGCTTGTCAAAATTGATTACTGTTGTCTGCTTTCTGTCTGAAGCCCACAGATGCCCAGCTCCTTCTTTCCAGCCATACAGGCACGGCTCGTGCTTCCATTGGTAGTCTTGCCGTCCCATCACCATGCTATTTTTGTTCCAGATAAGACACTGCCTTACAGTCCAGCCAGCATCAAAGCACGCCCCCCGGAAATTATATCCCTCACTGTCCGCATGCCAAATGTAAAAGACCGCGCCCGGCTTCATAACCATGTCGGCGTTGCTAAAAGCATCTGTCAAAAACTGCCTAAAATTATCGTTGCCCATCTGGTCATTTTTAATTTTAAGCTTGTCTTTGGTCTTCCCCTCATAGTTTACGTTGTATGGCGGGTCAGTGAGCAGCATGTCTGCTTGCTCCCCCCCCATCAGTTTTTCTACGTCTTCCAGCACCGTGCTATCACCGCACATCAGCCTATTATTGCCCAACTGATAAATGTCGCCCAGTTTAGATTTCGGCTCTGCAGGTAACTCTACCTCAAATTCATCCTCAACAGCTTCCTCGGCATCGTCCTGCAATGCATCCTCGAATCCAAACAATTCCATGTCAAGGTCGATAATATCGTCAAGTTCCGCATTCAGCAGGTCAAAATCCCATTCAGCTTTTTCAGCTACTTTGTTATCTGCCAGCCGGAACGCCTTTATCTGCTCATCTGTCAGGTCGTCAGCAATTATGCACGGCACTTCACTCATTTTAAGCTTTTTTGCAGCTTTATATCTTGTATGCCCTGCAACAATAACATTGTTTTTATCGATCACGATCGGAACCTTAAACCCGAACTCTTTGATGGATTCGGCAACGTATTTAACAGCATCATCGTTCTTTCTCGGGTTATTCTCGTATGGTTTTAAGTCTTTCAGTGCGATGTTAATTATATCCATGTTTCATGCTCCTATTCCCTCTGATTTTACCATTTCTTTCTGTTCACTTTGTACCCGATTCATGCTTACATCCATCATGTGGTAAAAAAAGCCGCTGGTAACCGTAAAAATCTGTCCTGCTCTTCGCTGTAAAATTGGCTGGTAGAAATTTTGATTACGAGCCCCGTTGACAGTATGGCGCGCTGAAGCTTTTTCATGACGGCATTACAATTCATATCACACCCCCATACAGTTATTATTCTATTTTACCATTCTCGTTTCCTGATCCGCGTACCCCTTTTACACAATTGCATGTCCTTCCAGTATCATATAGCTGTTGTATAGATATATCGTTTTCCTGCGATACCCATAAAAATCTTTCCTCCCGATAGGGATGTTGCATATCTTTGAGATGTTGTCATACCCCAGCCCTGATGTCAGGCTAAAAAACAGATATTGCGCCAACTCTGCATATGCGCTTTCCGCAGCCAGAAGCAGCAGTTCCAATTCCCTACCCTTTGCGTTTTTGCACTTGTCTTCTATTTTTTTTACCTCATTGTATGTCAGACCGTAACCATTAAAGTATGTGTCCCTTGTTCCCACATTCCCCACCTTCTTTCTTTTTGCTTTATTTTTTTGTTACCCTATCCCAGTCCCGCAGGATTTATCTGTGTAGACAGAGGGAACCAGCACACAAGCTGGCGCGCCGGATCTGACCGGTTAGGTGTAATTCTGCGGCTTCCCCTCTGTTTCGTTGGGTACAATTTCTTCCCATTCTCAAAGATGAGTCGTGCATTCACTCTTCCTCTACTTCCACGGCTTCCACGACTTCCACGACTTCCCCTTTTTCCATCCTGTACCATGTGTCAGCTTTAATTTTTTCCCCGTCTACGCGCACCATCTTTGCGCCTTTTAAAGACCATTCTTCCTGTGTCCAGAAATTATTTTCGTTTCCTTCCCAATCCGCAAGAACAAGGTGCGAACCAATAACGCCTTTGGCTTTTCCTTTGTATCCCCAAGCTATCGCAATACTTTCTGGGTCTCCCGCGATTGCACTCCCGTAGAGGCCCGTTGCGGAGGATGCTCCGCATTTACCCGTTGCGGAGGATGCGCCGTAGTCTCCCGTTGCGGAGGATGCTCCGCGGTATCCCGTTGCGGAGGATGCTCCGCGG